TTTAGATTTTAATCCTTTAAGAACTTTTGCTGCAGGCTCACCAATTATAAATGTAAACTCTCCTAATCATCAAAGAAATTATGGAGATCAAGTAAGATTTAGAGGAGCTCCTACAACCAGCTCTGCTGCTTCAACTGATCCACAGTTTAGTAATATTGCAAACATCGATGGAATTACTGGAGCAACTATTTGTCAAGCTGCGGGTTACACAGTTTATCCTGGTTTATATACTAGTTATACAACAACATTAAATGGAGCCATTGATGCAACTACAACAGATGTCATTTTATCTACAGTAAGTGGATTCAACGGAGTTGCAACATCACCTTTTGAACCTACAATTGCAAATCCAAGTGGCACACCGACATATGGTGCATTAGTAGGAACAGAAATTATTAGTTACACTGGAGTTGGTCCAGCAGATAATATTCAACAAACATTTTCTGTGAGAGTTGTAAATACTGCAAGTGGTAATAAATATTATATAGATAATGTACAACAAGATACATTAACTTTTATTAAAACTGGGACATATACTTTTAGTCAAACTGATTCTACTAACGAAACCCACCCTTTAAGATTTTACACAGCAGCAGATAAAAGCGGTGGAGAATATACAACTGGAGTCACAACGTTTGGTACTCCTGGAGTTACTGAAGGTGCATATACAAGAATTGTTGTAGATAGTTCAGCGCCTGCCACATTATATTATCAATGTTCAAGCCATGCAGAAATGGGTGGTCAAATTAATATAACAGAAGTTACAGACAATCAATTAACTGGGGTTACAAGGGGAGCTTTTGGATCTACAGCTGCTTCTCATAATTCAGGTGTTTCAGTTAGACTATTATTAACGCCAGCAAACAATTATTATTTTACTGCAGGTAGTAATGCAACTACTGGACAAATCGCTGGAGGAGGTTATAATGTATCTTCAGGTCCGGTAACATTAAAAACAATAGGACCACAGGCATAATATGGCATACACTTTAACAAACTTACAAGACGATATAAAAAGTTACACAGAAGTAGACAGCACAGTTTTTACTGAAGCTGTCTTAAATAGATTTATACAAAACGCAGAAGAAAGAATTTATAGATCGTTTGATGCTGACATGGAAAGACACTATGCTACATCAACTACAATTATTGGAAACAGATATGTTACCATCCCAGCAGATTTAAGGGTCATTAGATATGTTCAACTAAAAGATAGTTCTGGTAATCAAGTCTATTTAGAGCAAAGAGACCCTAGTTATATAGCGACTTATTACGACACACCAGGCACTGCATCTACCACTCTTCCTAAATACTATGCTAATTGGGATGAGAATTATTGGGTTATTGCACCTACGCCTAACGCAGCTTACGAAATTACGTTGGCGTATAATAAGAATCCAACTAGTCTAACTGACGCTAGTGTCAGTGCTACAGGGACCTATCTCTCGAATAAGTACCAAGATTTACTTTTGTATGCTTGCCTAGTAAATGCATATGCATACTTGAAAGGACCGCAGGATATGTTACAATACTATCAAGCGGCTTATAAAGAAGCTTTAGAAACGTATGCTACCGAACAAATTGGTCGTAGACGCAGAAACGAATACAATGATGGTGTTATTCGTCTTCCTATCAAATCTGAATCACCATCAAGTTATTAAAGGAGATAAAAAATATGGCAAACGTAATACCTTTTTCATTTAGAGGAGAACTCTTTTCGGGAACGCATAATTTTTCTTCTGGTGGTAACACATTTAAAATAGCGTTGTACACAGCAAATCCGTATACAACATCAAGCACGGTTAAAGTAGGAACTAGCGAAGTTAGTTCTTCTGGAGGAAGTAACTACACAACAGGTGGAGAAACTTTAGGTTCACAAGCTGTTGCTGCTTCGACAGCAGTTGCTTCAGTAGACTTTGCAGATGCAACTTGGTCATCAGCAACTTTTACAGCAGCCTTTGCAGCTATTTATAATAGTACTAACAGTGATAAACTTTGCGTTGTTTTAGATTTTGGAGGAAATAAAACTGCAACTAATGGCACGTTTAAAATTACCTTCCCAGATCCAGCAACACCAGCCAATGCAATTATAAGTATGGCATAGGAGAATAAATGGCTTTAGTAATAAATGACAGAGTAAAAGTAACAAGCACAACTACTGGCACAGGTGCGTTCGCACTTGGTTCAGCGGCAACTGGTTTTGAAACTTTTGCAGCAGGAATAGGAAACAACAATGAAACTTATTATTGTATCTTTAATCAAGGTACTAGTGAGTTTGAGGTAGGACGTGGTACATTAGATGGATCAAGTGCTAACTTAGCTAGAACTCAAGTTATCTCCAGTTCTAATTCAGACTCAGCTGTAGATTTTAGTTCAGGTACAAAAGATGTGTTCTGTACTTTACCTGCAAGTAAATCTGTTTATTTAGATGCTACAGGTAATCCGGTAGGAGCAGCAAGCAATGGTTTTGCATTAGCAATGGCGGTTGCATTATAGGAAATAAATATGGCACAAGATTTTAGAAACGTATTAGTTAGAACAATTGGAACATCAGATACTACACTGTTAGCGGGTGGAAACTATGATGCAGTTATTGGTATTAGATGTTGTAATATTTTAACATCAACTATTGCAATTGATGTTAAGATTGCAAAAGGCGGAGCTGATTACTTTTTAGCAAAAGGAGTAGTTATTCCACCAAACTCTGCAATTGAATTAATTCAAGGTGGAGCAAAAATTGTTTTAGCTAGTGGTGATACGTTAGAAGCCGTCTCTGATACAGCAAGTAGTTTAGACGTGGTTCTTTCGTACATCGATACAATTAGTTCGTAGGAGGAATTATGACTGCAATAATAAATGGTATCCAATATATTGGAGGCCAAACAGGACCGAATGAATTTATACCCAATCAAGCGGCAACGATTGATGGTACACAAACTATAGAAAGCGCTGTACTAGCAGGACCAATAACTATTCCTGCAACTATAACAGTAACAGGAACGTTGGTAATAGTTTAATGAGTAAAATAGAGGTAAATACAGTTGCACCACAATGCGGAACTACTTTAACACTAGGTGAATCTGGTGATACAGTAACTTTAGGAAGTGGTGCTAGTCAATCTGGTTTTGGTAGAACAGGGACCGTTGATTGGCAAACTGGATCTATTAAAACAGCGACTTTCACAGCAGCAAATGGTGAGGGTTATTTCGTAGATACCACTTCAGGTGCAATCACAGTTACACTTCCAGCTTCACCATCATCAGGTGATATAGTAGCAGTAGCAGATTATGCAGGAACAGCTGGAACTAATAGTATTTTTTTAGCAAGAAATGGTTCTAACTTTGAAGGAGCTGCTAATGATGGTGAAATTTCTGGAGATAGAAATACATTAACAGTAGTTTATGTTGATGCAACACAAGGTTGGGTACCTGTTAATGAAAATGTTGGTTCTTCAGAAAAAAATGTATTTATTTCAGCAACAGGTGGAACCGTTACAACTTGCGGAGATTTTAAAATTCATACATTCACAGGACCAGGTACTTTTTGTGTTTCAGCGGGTGCAGGTCCAGTAGCAAAAGTAGATTATGTAGTAGTAGCTGGAGGAGGTGGTGCTGGTGGTTCTACTAACCCTGGCGGAGGTGGAGCAGGAGGTGGAGCAGGAGGTTATAGAGAATCTCATTGTTCAACTACATCTGGTAGTTATGCAGCTAGTCCATTAGCAAGTTCAACTTCTTTACCTATTTCAGTAACAGGTTATCCAATTACAGTCGGCGGAGGTGGAACAGGAAAAGGACCAGGAGCTTATGTAAATGGATTTGGTTCAAATTCGATTTTTAGCACAATAACATCTGTAGGAGGTGGCGATGGTGGAATGAATAACAGTCCTGGAGAAGTTAGACCACCAACTACAATTTCAGATGGCTCAACATCAACAAGCACATATAATGGTGGACAAGGTGGATCTGGAGGTGGAGGTGGTTTTTTTAATCATTTAGGTGGTAAAGGAAATGAGCCTCCTGTAAGTCCATCACAAGGAAATAATGGTGGACAAGGTTCTGCAGGTCCACAATATTCTGGTGGTGGAGGAGGCGGTGCTGGAGCAGTTGGTTCTAATGCTTCTCCAGGTGCTGGAGGTAATGGAGGTGCAGGTGTAACATCATCTATAACATTATCACCAGTTGCTAGAGCTGGAGGAGGAGGTGGGGCTTCTTCTAGTAGTACAGATGGTTCAGGAGGATCAGGTGGTGGTGGATCAGGAACTTCGCCTGGTGGCACAGGAGGTGCAGGAACAGCTAACACTGGAGGAGGAGGTGGCGCTGGTGGATCACCAACAGATGCTACTGGTGGAGCAGGCGGATCAGGTATAGTTGTAATAAGGTATAAATATCAATAATTATGACAAGTACAATTAAAGTAAACAACATACAAAACCAATGCGGTGCTAACATCATTAATGAAAGCTCTAACACAATAACTTTAGGTGCAAGTGGCGATACCATTACTCTTGCATCAGGTGCATCGCAAACAGGTTTTGGTAGAACAGGAACTGTAGATTGGGTAACAACACCAAAGACTGCTACATTTACCGCAGTAAATGGTGAAGGATATTTTATAAATTCTGGAAGTGCTCTAACAGCAAATTTACCTGCTGGATCAGCAGGAGCTATTGTAGCTTTTTCTGATTATGCAAGAAATTTTGGAACATATAATTTTACAATAAGTCCAAATGGTTCAGAAAAAATTGGTGGTATAGCAACTGATGCAGTGTTAGCGAATGATGGTCAAGCTGCAACTTTTATATATGTAGATTCAACAAAAGGTTGGATTAATGTTCAAAACGTAGATGATTCAGTAGTAGGAGCACAATTTGTAGCAGCAACAGGAGGAAACACAACTGCAACCGTTGATACAAATTTTAAAGTTCATACATTTACAGGTCCAGGTACATTTTGTGTATCTTCTGCAGGAAATTCTGCAGGATCTAACAAAGTAGATTATTTAATAGTTGCCGGCGGTGGTGGCGGAGCTACTCAACACTCTGGTGGTGGAGGTGCAGGAGGTTTTAGAGGATCTTTTCCAAGCCCTAATGGTAACGCAGGTACAACACCAGTTTCAGTTCAAGGTTATCCAGTAACAGTTGGGGGTGGAGGAGCAAAAACTCCTACTGGCCCTAACGTAAATACAACAGCAACGCCAGGTGTTAATTCAACTTGGAATTCAATTACTTCAGCTGGTGGTGGTGGCGGTGGAGGCTACAATGGTTCAGGTCCTTTTGTTGCTGGTGCTAGTGGTGGATCAGGCGGCGGCGGTGCATCTGGGGCTCCAGGTGGCACAACTAGTGAACAAGGATCAGGAGGAGCAGGAAATACTCCTCCTCAATCTTCGCCCGCATCCCCCGTTCAAGGTCACGCTGGCGGATTTGGAACTGGTCACAATTATGGAGGCGGCGGTGGTGGCGGTGCTGCAGCAGTTGGAGCTAACGCTGGTACATCTCCAACAAATACTGCTGGTGCAGGAGGTGCTGGAAAACAAAACAATATTGATGGTAATAACTACTACTGGAGTGGTGGTGGCGGTGGTGGATCTCACGATTATTTAGGTGGAGCTGGTGGAATTGGCGGTGGTGGTGGCGGCGGTTCTTGTAGTGGTACTGCTGGAACCGGTGGAGGATCAGCAATTAATGCTGGAGGAAATGGTTCTAACACTAGTCCATCTTCAAATAAAACAGGTGGTAATGGTGGAGATAATTCTGGTGGTGGCGGAGCTGGTTCTGGTAATAATGGTTCTGATGCTGGAAACGGTGGATCAGGAATAGTAATATTAAGGTACAAATTTCAATAGGTAATATGAGTGAAATAAAAGTAAATAAAATTAGTCCAAGAACAGCGTGTGGTACAACTACATTAGGGGATAGTGGAGACACATTCACAATTCCTAGTGGTGTAACAATTACAAACAATGGAACACAGACAGGTTTTGGTAGAACAGGTGCAGTAGATTGGCAAACATCTAGTATTAAAACAAGCACATTTACAGCAGCAAGTGGCGAAGGATATTTTTGTAATACAACATCTGGTGGTTTTACAGTAAACCTACCTGCTGGATCAGCGGGTGCAATTGTAGCTCTTTCAGATTATACAAGAACTTTTAATACAAATAATTTAACAATTAGTCCAAATGGTTCTGAAAAAATAGGTGGTGTAGCGGATGATGCAATATTAAATGTTAATGGTCAGGCTATTACTTTAGTTTATGTGGATGGAACTGAAGGTTGGATTAATGTTCAAAATGCAGAGGACACAGAAACAGGATTAACTCCAGCTTTTGTTGCAGCTTCTGGTGGAAACACAACAGCCACTGTTTGTACAAATTTTAAAGTTCATACATTCACAGGACCAGGAACTTTCACTGTAAGTAATGCTGGTAATGCAGCAGGTTCTAACAAAATAGATTATTTAGTAGTCGCTGGTGGAGGTGGCGGAGCCACTCAACACTCTGGTGGAGGAGGTGCAGGAGGTTTTAGAGGATCTTTTCCAAGTCCTAATGGTAACGCAGGCACAGAAACAGTTACAGCACAAGCTTATCCAATTACAGTTGGTGGGGGTGGCGCTGGACAATCTGCTGCTCCTAGTGCAGGTGGGACAGCAACATCAGGTTCTAATTCTACTTGGAGTACAATCACTTCAAACGGTGGTGGTGGCGGTGGAGGTTATGATGGTGGTTGTGGAGTAGCTGGTGCTAGTGGTGGATCAGGCGGTGGTGGTGGATCTGCTAGTGGACCTGGGACTCAAGCTCCCCCAATAGCAGCAGGAGGGTCAGGAAATACTCCCGCTCAATCTTCACCCGCATCACCCGTTCAAGGTTTCGATGGTGGATCAGGAGCAGGTCACCAATCTGGAGGTGGTGGCGGAGGTGGTGCCGCAGCAGTTGGTGGAAATGGTGCTGGTGGAACTGGTGGAAACGCTGGTGCAGGAGGCGCTGGAAAACAAAATAATATTGATGGTAATAACTACTACTGGGGCGGTGGCGGTGGTGGTGGATCTCACGCTAACACTGGTGGAGCTGGTGGAATTGGTGGCGGAGGTGGAGGTGGATCTGTTCCTACTGATAGTGCTGGAGCTGGTGGTGGATCAGCAATTAATGCAGGTTCAGCTGCTTCAGGTCCTGGAAATGGTGGAGCTGGTGGAACTAACTCTGGTGGTGGAGGTGGTGCTAGTTTTTCTAATGGTACTAATGGTGCAACCGGCGGTTCAGGAATTGTAATAATAAGATATAAATTTCAGTAGTTGAATGGTAATTAAAATTAATATATAAGGAGAAACATTATGGCACATTTTGCAAAACTAGGAGCTAACAGTAAAGTTATTCAAGTATTAACACTTGATAACAAAGATATGTTAAATGCTGATGGTGTTGAAGATGAATCAGTAGGTC